GTCCCTGCTGCAAAGCCAGCCGCCAAGACTACCACGGCCAAGCCACCTGCAAAGACTGGTGAAAAGAAAATGTCTGCCGCCCAGATGTTCCAAGACCTGATCATGGAGGGGAAGTTGACCGACGACAAGATCTTCGAGAAGGTGCAGGAGAAGTACGGCCTCGACGAGAAGAAGCGCGGCTACGTCAAGTGGTATCGCAACCACCTGAAGAAGCAGGGTGCGAATCCGCCCGAAGCTAAAGTCGGCAAGTAAGACCCGGGCCATGGTGGCCCAACCAATAATCATCAAAGGAGAGCCACTATGGCCCGCAAAGAAGTAGAACGTGACACCCGCGACTACGATACCACTCAGTTGCATGAGGCCGGCCACGGCCGCACGCTTCACAGAGATTACAGCAGTCATTTTTTCCGCTGGAGCTTTGCCCGCCGCTTCGTCTCGGCCAAGGACAACGTCCTTGAGGTCGGCTGCGGCGAGGACAAGCCGCTCAGCAAGATCTTGACTGGTGGCGCAGCTGCCCACGTCGGCCACTACACTGGCGTAGATCTGAACAAGCTCAAGCTGTCCAACAGCCAGCGTCTGGAGTTCCACGGCGAGTTCAACTTCGTCGAGCGCTATAAGGAGCTGCTGAAGAAGCGACCTGAGGGCTGGGACGTCGTCGTCAACTACGAAGTCATCGAGCACATGAAGGTCGAGCACGGCGCCAGCTTGCTCAAGGCCATGTTCGCCTGCACCAAGCCGGGCGGGGTCCTGCTGCTCTCGACACCGGTCTACGATGGCGTGCGCCATGCCAAGAACCACATTCACGAGTACAAGGTACCGGAGCTTCAGGCCGCCATCGAGAAGGCGGGCTTCGTTGTCGAGCGTCGCTTCGGCACGTTCATGGACATCAAGCACATCGGCAAGGTCGACCCCACCGGCTGCAGCAAGGCAGCTGTGCTGGAGGTTCGCAAGGCGCTGGAGCAGTACTTCGATAGCGACGCCATCAGCAACATCTTCGGCCCGCTGCACGAGAACCACTCCCGCAACAACCTGTGGGTCTGCCGCAAAGCAGCTGACGGCAAGCCGGTCAAGCCAGCGGCCCGCAAGACGAAAGGAGCGCCGTTCTGATGATTGGAAACGTTCTGGAGTTTCATGAGAAGTTTGGTCTGCCGTTGGGCAAGGACGATCAGCTCACCCATAACCTGGACGCCACCGTCTTCCGTCTGAAGTTCCTGCAAGAGGAACTCGATGAGCTGGAAGAAGCTCTGGGCGACGGTGACCGCGTCAAGGCCTTCGATGCGCTGCTGGATCTGGCCTACGTGGCCTACGGCACAGCGCTTTTCCTGGGCGTCGATCCCGGCCAGTGGCATGCCGGCATGCACGCGGTCCACTCGTGCAACATGGCCAAGGTCCGTGTGGCCAAGGCTGAGGACTCGAAGCGCGGTAGCGCCTACGACGTCAAGAAGCCTGAAGGCTGGGTTGGTCCTGAGGTTCGCCTGGAGGAGATTCTGTCATGGACCAAGTAAGCAAGAAGCTAACCATCTTCGAGGGCCCAGACGGCGGCGGCAAAAGCACAGCTGCCCAGGCCTACGCTGAAGCGACTGGCGCTAAGTACGTGCACTTCTCTGCTTTGCCACGTGTCAACCATGGGTTGGGACGCGTCTACGTCGAGGCGATGCTGCCGGCCCTGTTGGGGTACCAGGACGTCGTCTTCGACCGCTGCTGGCTGAGCGAGGTGCCCTATGGCATCGCGTTCCGCGAGGGCAAGGACCGCCTTACCAACGCCAGCCGGCGGATGCTCGAGCGCTTGGCTATGCGGTGCGGGGCGGTTGTTGTGCGGTGCCAACCTTGCTGGGACGCCGTACGCCTCTGCTACATGTCACGCCGCCACCTGGAGATGCTCACGAACGAGGAGCAACTCAAGACGGTCTACGACCTCTACTCCGAACAGGTCACCGATCTGCCTGAGCTGGTTTACGACTACACCACGGATGGCGACCTGTTTGCCACGCAGAAACTCGGGTTCGAGATCGACCACCTGCGCATGCCGCAGCACCCGCTGTACCTCGCCTCGGCTGGCAACTGGGACGGGCGCGTCGTGCTGATCGGTGAGGCATTCGCTGAGCGCAAGGACCAGGATGCGTTCTACCAGTGGCCCTTCGCCTCGTTCAGCAACGAGGGTTGTAGCCAGTGGCTGACGAATCAGCTCGATTCGATCGACATGGGCGAGCAGGACCTGCTGTGGCTCAACGCGGACCAGGACCTGTCGGTGCTGCATGACCTGCAACATGAGCGGGTCATCGCGCTAGGCACCAAGGCCCACGAGCAGCTGTACCGGCTGAAGATCGTGGCCGCCACCGTACCCCACCCTCAAGCGTTTAAGCGCTTCAATGCCAAGCAGCGTTACCCGCTGCTGGATCTGATCTAGGAGGACCAAATGGACTTTTCACGCACCTGGCTCAATGCCCTCAATGACATTCTCACCAATGGCGACCTCGTCAGCCCGCGCGGCAAACTCACTAAGGAAATTCCGCAGCGCACCATCGTGGTCAATATGCGCCAGCCGGTGCTTCGCGTACCCGACCGCAGCCTGAGCTACCGCTTCATGGTGGCCGAGGCATTCTGGATCCTGTCGGGCGACGACCGTGTCGAGACGATCGCGCCGTACAACAGTCGCATCGCCGACTTCTCTGACGACGGCGAGCGCTTCTTCGGCGCCTATGGCCCCAAAATCCAGGCCCAGTTGCCCTACGTGGTGGAGAAGCTGCTGGTTGACGTGGACAGCCGCCAAGCTGGCCTGACCATCTGGCGCGAGTGCCCACCCCAGACCAAGGACGTACCCTGTACGGTGGCCGCATTCTTCGCCATTCGCGGCGGCAAGGTCAATGTCCACGTGTTCATGCGGTCAAGCGACGTCTGGTTGGGCGTGCCGTACGACGTCTTCAACTTCAGCATGCTGGGCCACCTCGTCTGCGGGCTGCTGAACGAGCACCGCCTGTCGGACAACCTGCTCAGTCCGGGCAAGTTGTTCCTGACGGCGGCGAGCAGCCACCTGTACGAGACCAACTGGGACGACGCTAAGTTGTGCTTGGCTGCTACGCCGCTGGATCAACCGGAGACGCCCAAATCGCTCTGGAACGACCCAAGGTTCCTGCTGGAAGAGCTCAGGATCCTGCGCGACACGCGACCGGGCGACCTGCATCGCTGGTGGGAGGTGTGACATGCGACCCAGCCGCGACGAATGGGCTCTGAAGTTAGCCCTACTGACTGCCCAACGGACAACCTGCTGCCGCCGAGCGGTGGGCTGCGTGCTGCTGAACGCACGAGGCCACGTGTTGGCCACGGGCTACAACGGCGTCGCGACTGGGCTACCGCACTGCAACGAGCACGACCCATACTTCGAGACGGGGTTCCCGCACGCCTGCTCCGGGGCCCAGGCGCCGAGCGGCACGAACCTCGATGGCTGCCAGGCGATCCACGCGGAGCAGAATGCCATGCTGCAGTGCCGGGACGTCTACAGCATCCACACCTGCTACGTGACGGCCAGCCCCTGCATGACCTGCATCAAGCTGCTACTCAACACGAGCTGTGAACGAATCATCTTTGTGGAGGAGTATCCGCACTCGGCGGCCAAGGAGCTCTGGACAGGCGCTGGGCGGGCTTGGGAGCAGCTTCTTGTGGAGATTTGATCCAACTTGACCCTCAGGAATGACCCGAGGGACAACGAAATGGCCTAGCCCATAGGAAGTATCAAGCTAGGCCATTCTTTTCAATCCTGCATGGTTCCTGTTGAACCCTGCACTACTTTGTAGCTCCGCGCACCTTCTCCCAGGACCTGCCGGCAACGTAGCCAGTCATCACAACCCCGAAGAGCGTCAGGACGGGCTCCGGAATGGCGGCCATCCACGCCTGGAAGCCGGAGGTGAAAGCAGCAGCGGCCTCGGGGCGGAAGATCGTCAGGACGCCCATGGGAATGCTCCACAGCAGGAGCACATAGACCACATAGAGGAACGACGGGCGGGCGCGGCTGGTCCACGGGTCCGAGGACTGGGCTTCAGCGATGATGGCGCTGAGTTGCGTTTTCATCTCATCCAATTCCCCAGCCTGCTGCATGCGGAGCAGCTCCAGCTGGGCCTTGGCCTTTTGCTCCGGGTCAGGGAACAGCTTGTCGATGAGCTTGCCGCCGATTGAGAAAAGCCCACTCAAGGTAAGAGGATCCATTATTCCGCTCCTTTCTTCAGGTTGGTCGCCACACGTCGCGCCCAGCCCCGGCTGAAGCTCGGCCAGGTCGACAGGTTGGTCATGAACAGTAGGCGCTCGGCGTTGAACAGCAGCACGAGCTTCAGCCGATCGGTGGCCAGCACGTGTCGCATGGTCACTGGGCCGAGCTTGCCATCATCGGCTGCACCTACCGCGCGTTGCAGCCAGCGAACCGCCTGACCAACGCCAGAGTTTACTGCCGCGTCGAACACCTGGAAGGCAACCGGGTAGGGCAGCTGATCGAAGGCGGCAAGCCAGTACTTCTTGGCGTAGATTGCCCTAGCCACGGACTGATCCAGGTCCTTCATGGCACCGATGTAGCCATTCTCGCGGGCCACGGCCACGGTGATGCCCCAGTTGGTCTCGCCGCCCGGGTCATCCGGGTGGTTGGTGTGCCCGCCCTCGTGGCCGAGCAGCTCGGTGAAAGCTTTGTCGAAATTGGACATCAGTGCCCACCGGTAATCTTGCCAACGATGCCGGCCCAAAGCGCAGCAAGCATGGCGGTCACTAGCACACCGAGTACGGTCATCATGCCTTTATCGGCAGCACGGCGCATGCTTGCCCCGAAGCGCAAATTTTCGCGAAACTCTTCCACCTCCTTCGGCACGTCAATATCAACACCGAGGATGGCGAAGACTCGTTTTACTGCCATCTCAGCTGCACCACTGGCATGTGGGCATTCACCGGGTTTTTGAGCGTCGCACTTTTCAACCATTGGGTACTCCAGAAAAAAGAACCGCCAAAGTAGTTACAACCACCACCGGAACCAGCAAATCAAACTGCGCATCCAGTGACCATTCCCAAATCTTGAACGCCGGGAACGGGTTACTGCGATCCTTGCCGCTGATGATTTCCTCGCGCTGAGAATGCTCGCGGCCAATGAAGAACCCGATGGCAAGAGCAGCACCAACCCACCAGTAGCCGAACATCCCGAACGGCAACTGCATCAGCAGGGCGTAGCCGGCGTGCTCGAAGTTCGTGCTGTTCATTTTGACGCCTTAAGCATATCTACCTCTGCTTTCAGCTCCTGCACCGCTTTAACAAGCACGGCCAGCAGATTCTGATCTACCAACTTGAGCTTATTCTCGTCTTCTGCGTCAACGATTACCGGGGAATCCCCCTCAAGAGCAAGAATGTCTTGTGCTAAGAATCCGTATCTTGTATTTCCATTTGCCTCATCTGAATCACGGTTGAGTTTATATTTGTAGCTCACTGGCTTGAGCTGACTCACAAAATTTAATCCATGGGGGACTTCGCCAATCTCGGTCTTATCCCTTGCGTCTGATACAACCGTCCAGGCAACCTGCACATAGGCATTGGTAATCGCCGTGTGGCCCATGACAAGACGATTATTTTCCGTTGTTGGATCAAACACTGGAACATACGCATCCGCAGAACTGTGGAATCCAATACCAATATTGCCTTTACCAGTCGTATTGTTTTTAAGTGCGGCGATTCCAAGCGCCACATTATCTATGCCTGTCGTGTTGCCGAATAAGGCACGATAACCAACTGCGGTATTTTGGTATCCCGAGGTATTGTTGTAAAGCGACTGAAATCCTAATGCTGCATTGTTTATTCCTGACAAGTTATAGTACATCGACTGAGCGCCGACGCTTGCGTTCTGGTATCCGGTTTCATTGGTATAAAGCGATTGGTATCCTGCCGCTGTATTGTTGTAACCGGAAATGTTGTTGTAAGCTGACAGCGCGCCAAGCACGGCGTTCCGGTATCCTGTCGTGTTATCATAAAGGGCAGTCCTCCCGCATGCGGCATTTTCATACCCAGTGGTATTGCTATAAATTGCACCGAGTCCTATTGCGGTATTTTCGCTACCAGTCAAACTGCTGTAAAGCGCATCGTTTCCAATAGCTACATTATTCCCACCAGTTGTATTAGAAAAAAGCGCAGCATATCCGACCGACACGTTGGCATTTCCTGAGGTGTTTGAGTACCCTGCTTGAAACCCAAGAGCGGCGTTATACTGCCCTGTTAAATTTCCCCAAAGAGCTTTGTATCCAACGGCTAAATTGTCTTCCCCTGTGGTATTGGAGAACATGGATTGATAACCGAACGCTTGGTTATTAAACCCGGAAATATTTTGGTATAGCGCACGATACCCAATTGCGCACAAATTTTCACCAATCGTGTTGGCTTTAGCGGACTCATATCCGACCGCAGTATTGTTAGTCGCTGTTGTGTTTGAATAAAGCGAGTCTCGGCCAACTGCGGTATTGTTATATCCAGATATGTCATTTGACACAAGCGCATTCTTGCCTAGAGCTGTGTTCTCAACTCTATTACCAGTACCCCGCCCAATAGTTACCCCATTTACAACAATGTCGTTATCGCCACCAGATGTGAAGCTGAAAGGAATTCTCTGCGTGCATGTTAGCGACGAATACACAAGGCGTCCGTGTTTATCCTTTAATAAAATGGAGTAATCATCTACGGCGGCAAAAATACGAACAGGCGAACCGCTTACGACAGGGTATCCTCCACTTGTACGAACAGGCTGTGCTATCGGCACAGCAAGCCCAACATCGGAATAAACGGTTATAGGATTAGTTTCTGGATTTAGGCCGGCGGTGCCAACATAAATATATCCATCATCCACCTGATTCCCGTCAATATCAGTAAAAATCGGGAAGGGTACACTAAGTGAAACAATCGAACTCATTTCATTCTCCCTATTCGCCTAGAGCCTTGCGAACTTTGGTTTTCAATCGGGCGTCTTTAATGCTGTTGGTGATTACTCGGAAGCTGGTCATGATTGGCGCAGGAACGCCAGCCGTTCCTGAGATAGCAACGTCCATAAGGCCAGCAAGAACGCTCGCGGTGTTGCTGGTATTAACGGCACCTGACGGCGCAGTCAGCACATCCTTGGCCACATCGTTAATGGTGCGCAGTTGCTCGGCACCTTTCTTGCCGAATACGAAGTCCAACTTGCCGTTCTTATCCAGCTGAGTGATGACGCGGTCGAGTTGAGCCGGTGACATGACGCGGCTGCCCAGCTGATCCGGCGCGACATTTTTAAGCGCCTCGTCTTTGATATGGCGCAGCGTGCCGCCCTGTAATTCCTTCCAAGCCTGTGCGCCATTCTCGCCTCCGGTTTGCAACAACCGGCGAACTTGACGAACCGTGTCCAGCGAAGTGGATGGATCAATGACTGAACGACGCAGCACATCTTCCAAGGCGATGGCGCGGTCCTCAGAGCCACGCTTGAGACCAAGCAGCTGCTTCACCAACCCGATGTTCTCGTAGTTGCTGGCATAATCGCTGCGCGCTCGGCGGGCCTGCTTGTAAAGATTTCCTCCGGCGCTTTCGGTGTCACCATCCACCAGCTTTTTCATTATCGCAGCTTGGCGGATGTTGGTCGGCTCGGCGTTAGTTGCCCCGTTGATTGAGCGACGGAACAGCTCGGCAGTTTTCAAAGGCACCGGCTGTGGTACGAGATTGCCGGAGGAGTCCTCAGCCGCCACTCCCAGCTGCAACGCCTTGGCACGCACTGCTTTTAAGACATTGGCAACTTCGGCTTCTGGGGCGCTTTCAGTCAAATGCTGTACCACGTTGCCGAGTGTTACCGGCTGCTCAAGCTCGCCCGCCTTCTCGGCGTCTTTGTAAAGTGTACGAATCTTGATCTTGTCGCGTGCCGCTCGCTCGCGCAATGCCTTATCCACTGACAAACCAACGGAGCGCAGGTCAGGCGCTTCGGCACCGGTCATATCAATGAAGGCGTCCATGTTCTGTTGAAGTTGGCGGTTTTGCTGCGCGAAGCGTTCCCGCAGCGGCTCCCCAGTTTCCGGCAGCTTGGCTGTTTCGCGCTCAAAACGCTGCTGCTCAAAAGCGCGAGTCCTTTGGCCCTCAGTCAGCTTGATCGGCACTGGCAATTCTTCCGCCTTGGCTTGGCGCAGCGTGCCAATATCCACAGCGGCGGCCCCGCCACTTGCCATGGTGCCGGGTGTTGGGCGCGCTTGCTCGGCGCCCGGTATTGCCTGCTTAACGGTCTGCGCAACTTTTGCAGCAGCGGCTTGAACCGGTGCAGCTACACGTTGGGCGGTAGCAGTCACCGCCGGCCGAGCAGCACGCGTGCCGGCCGAGATGGCCCCTAGTTCAGCGGTCAGCGGTGTGACTGGTAGCACCTGGGCCAACGCCTCTCCGGCCGCCTGAGTCATTTCCTGACCTGCCTGGGTGCGTGGTGCGTAGGTCAAGGCCTGGGCACCTTTCATCGCAGACTGCTCAACGAGGTTAGCCGCCTGCTGGGTGCCAAATTGGCCAGCAAGAATCTGCTCAGCTAGACCCTTGAGGGTGCCGCCGATCATGCCTACCATGCCGCCAGTGGCGCCAGTACCTAGGGCCAAAGCTGTCTCACCAGCGCCGACGATCTTCTCACCAGCGCCGGGTTCCTGATACTGCGGCATCGTTTCACCGACCTGCGTATCAGGAATTTGGTTGACTGTGTCCTGTCGTGCCCGCATAACCACCGCGGCAAGTTTGCGTGCGGCGTCCATGTCACCGGCGGCGTCAGCGTTCTTCAGGGCTGTTTCCAGCTGCTGGAGCGTAGCCATTACTGAGTCCCATACTTCTTGAGGAGCGCGTCGATCTCACCAGCTGCTGGTGCGGCCTCAGGCGTATCAGGTACCTTGTCCGGCACTCCGTAGCGCTCGGCCACGTTCTTGCGTGCCTTGAGGATCAGGCGTTGCGCTTCACGGACGTTCTCCATGAGGCGCTTCGGCGACTGCTTGAGGTTGAAGTTCTGCAACGCAGCCTGGAGCTTCTCACCTTCAGCATTGGACAACGCGCCCATGCCCTTGATGTTCGGGATCTGGGCCAAAAAGGCTTGGCTGCCCAAGGTATCCACCAGCGCCTCGAAGTCGGAAGTATCTTCGGTCAACGTCGGCATGCGAGCCGAGATGGGGCCGGCGGCTGACTCAACCACGCCAATCGGGGTCTTCAGGATGCGATCTGCGGTGTTGAGCATGTTGTCCATGTTGCCACGCGCCGATTCCACATCAGCCACCTTGGTGCGTACCGCCTCGTCACGCTTCTGCTTCATCTCCTCGAGCTTTAGACCAAGCTCCTGCTTCTTGAGCGTGTTGCCCTCACGGGAGACGACGGCGTTCAACGCAGCGATGCGACTGTTCTCTTTGGCGATCTTGATGTCCTCTTGAATCTTGGTGATGTCCCAGCCCTTTTTCTGCAAGTCCACCGCAGCATTCGACTCGGCAAACTTAGCGTCGACGGCGGCCTTCTGAGCCTTGGCCTGTGCCTCAGTCAACTCAAACGGGGCCTTAGCGGCTGCGCGCTGCTCAGTTTGCAACTTAGTGAAGGTCTCAGTGAACTTATCCGGCCCCATAGCATGCGCGAGGAACAAACCGGTTGAGGTCTTGGCTGTCTCGGGGTGCAACTTGACCAACTCAGCGATCGTCTCCGCGGTTTTAGCCTCTTGTTCCTGGCCGGAGTTGCGCATGGCAGCAGCCTGCTCAGTGAGCAGTTGCTGGGCAACCTCAGGCTTGCCCGACTGCAGAGCCGCGTAAACCTGGGTGGCTTGGCCAAGGCGCGACTGCTGCTGCTCAGTATTGAGCACGTCATAGGTGCGCTTGAACTGCTCACTGAGCTGCGGATACTTGACCATCATCGAGGCCAGGGCCGAGGGTGATGGGTTGCTTGCCACGCGACCCAGATCAACTTGCAGCTGAGCCTGCTGCTCGGCAGCGCGCTGTTTCTCGGCCACCTGGGCTTGCACGTTGGCGATCCCGAGCGCGCTTTGTACCCCACTCATGACGTTCTGAGTGGGATCCGGCAGGTTGAGCATGTAATTGTAGGGAGCTGGCATGATCAGAATACCTTCAGAGCTTTAAGGGTGGCAACGTTGCCAATTGACTGGCCAACATTACCCCAGGCCTGCGCTTGAGCTTGACCAGACGCCAGAGCTGAGCCGGCTTGCGCCGCGCCCTGTTGACCAAGCAGCGTTGCGATGTCGGAGCCGGTCTGTTGAGCCGCAGCAGCTTGACCAGCGGCGGACGCCTGACCGAGACCAGACAGCGCGCCGAGCTTGCCGTACTGGGACTCGATCAGTTGGCTGAGCAACTGCGGGCGGAACTGGGCGAGTGCGGCCTGCAGGTTGCCGCCACGGAGGCCGCCGGTGGCTGAGGCATTTTGAAGCAGCGCATTCTCGCCCTGCTGCTGTAGCATCTGAAACTGCGGCGACTGCTGCAAGGCGGTGATGGCTTTCTGCTGCTCCGCCGCTCCACCGAGACCAATTAGATTTTGCTGCGCACCAATTGCGCTGGTGCCAGCACCGACATACGGTTCCAACAACTTGCGCACGGCATCAAACTGGCGGCGCTGCTCAGCGATACCGGCCTCACTGGCGGCGGTCTGCGCGCCAGCTGCAGTGGATGCGGCCGACTGCTGCGCATCGGAGGCCATCATGCCGCTGACGACTGATCCACCAACTACTGCTACTGCTACCCAAGCCATTTTTGATCCTCCTTCACATCAACTACGAACACCCCGTGCTTTGGTTGGTTGTTGACGTCATACAACGAGAGTTCGTCTTCCTCCATCAGCTCCTCTTCAAGGCACTCAGTGGAAGTCAAGTCAGTTTTGTGGATGGTGAGACATACCACGTCGCTCAGCGCATAGACCGCACGTTTTGTGCCGACGGCGGAGGGGATAACGTCACCCGGTCGCAGGATGTAGGTCTCGCCTTGGCCAACGATTTTGAGTTCACCAAGGCAGCCGACGAACAGGTGCTCAGTTTTGTGGACTTTGCTGACAATCGCGGTGCCGGCAGGAATGTGGATTCGCCGGCAGTACATGCCGCCAGCAAAGAAGTGCTCTGTATCCATCCCTGGAGCTTGAGGCAGCTGCGCCATGGCGGCTTGCAGGTCATCGATGCGCGACCGTGGCACCAAGTCAGTTTTGTGGATTTCGGCCGTAGCCAGCACGCTCGCTCTCCTAGAGTAGGGACTTATGAGCTGCTGGCGGCTCGATCGGCTCAGCTGTGGTGCATCCTACCGTGGAACCAGAGAAAAGTACACAGGTCATGTGATTTCTCGGCCGGAGGCGCTGATGGTCAACGAGGTGGCGGCACCAGCCAGGGTGGAGATGAACCCGCCTGGTTCCAGGGTCTGACCCACAAGTTCTGGGCAGGTGTAGCACTCGCCGGCCGCAATTGACTTTGCACTGATAATCAAGTTCGACGCCCCGGCAGCCCCGGCACTTGCCACAAGATTGGCCGAGAAGGCGACCGCACCGGCTGTGGTGTTGGTCGCCGTAAACTTATCGATGATTGTCTTGCAGTTAGTGGCAGTGTATTGGGTCGTCTGTGCGTTCTCGGCTTGCTTACGCGGGATGATGTTCTTTACTGTGACGGTCATTTTATTCTCCTAAGTGTAGAAATCCGGTGATTTGTTCTTCGATATAAAACCAGTGGATTGGTAGTGAATGTCGCACATATGCAAGAAGGGTTTAGCTCCGGCGTCCATGGTGTTTGCCGTCAGTGAAACTCGCACAAGCAAAAGACCGTCAATCTCAATATCGTCCGTGTCTTGTTGAGTTACACTGCCGCCACTTATTGTTGCTTGAACCTCGGCAATCATATGCTGGTACTGTGTTGTGCTGGCCGCTTGAGTTATAGTAACCGTCTTAGCCGTGGTGAAGGCTGCTTGGTCATGCCCTTTGGCGTAGAGCACCTCAAATGACCAAGTTACGCTTCCAGTTGTTACCCCGGCCGTATTGTGGCTCCAATGAGCATGCAGGTACAGGTCAGTTCCAGGTGCATAGTCGTGCAGAATGTGAAACTCGATAAAGACTTGGTCATTTATGTCAAATCTGTATGCAAGCAAACCACCGTTATAGGTAACGTAGTTAGGGTCCGTTGCTGCAACACCGCGCACCATTATAGACCCGAGGAAGTCGTTCCAACCATATGTCGGATTGACTTTATCGACCAGCAACCCGACTCCTGAGCCTGCTGGCAGAATCAAATTGCCATTTACTGTCAGGGTTGAATCAATCAATTGCTGAGAAGGCTGTGACGGCAGCAAGTTTTCAAATATCTCCCCTTCAACAAGCATTGGAGCCAAGGCCAGCAACTCAAGCGCGTCGGCGATACGTTGCAATGTGTCCAAGGCCTGCTGAGCGCGACTGCCGGCGTTCTCAGCAGCAATGTTTACCTCATTGACAAAATCAGGCGCTACAGCATCAACAGTCGAGAACAATAACTCAAATTGTTTGATTGACTGGTGGTCTTTTAGAAAAGTCGCCAGTTGGTCACGAGTCAGGTTTAGGCGTCCGTTGGCCATGATTACACCGCCAGCGCTTCAAGGCGCGCTTCAAGGCGTGCGATTGAGATGAATGACTGGCTGTCGCCGCGGAACCGCTGCATGCGCCAGTTGCGCATAGCACCCTGCTGCAACCAGGTGATGCGCTTGGTACGATCGCCTGACTTGCCGACTTTAACGAACTTGTCTTGGCTCCAGGTCTCGCCGTCAACTGAATAAGACGTGCTGATCTGTGGGTCCAGGCCGAATGCGACGCGACCGGTTAAGCACACCAGTTCCAGCTCATGGAAGATGGCGCCACGGCCCTCGTTATACACGATCAACGTGCCGAACTCCCAGCGGACAATCTCACCATAGTGGGACGAGATAGCATCTGTGAGATAACCTACGCTGGTGCTTGACGGGTCACCGATCAACCATTGATTATAGCACCAGACCAAATCCTTGGCTCGATACGCCGAGAAACCTTGAATGGCGCTGGTCAGATGGAACCATACCGGCTCGCCCAATACTTGAGACGCGGCGGCATCATAGACAAGCGTCTGGTCAGGCAACCGCACCCACAAATGCTGGTGCGCTTTATCGTTGCGCGTCTCAAAGATGACGCCAGCAAGTTCGCTCTCCGAATAACCGGTGAGTATTTCATCTATTTCCCTTGTGGTGATCTTTACCGCCGTGGCGTTGGAGGCTAAATAAATGCTCGGCGACTCGTTGCGCCCGCTACCAAGGAACGCAATAGTATCAACAAAGACGCAAGAACAAAATGTGCCAATCGCGCCTTTTTGAATCTGTGCGCCTTCGATACGTTGGAACGGGAACAGATCGCCGCCAACGTTGTCGAATACCTCAATTGTATTCCTGTTTATGGCATAAACCTCGTTGCGCAACTTTAGCACAGCATTGATCGGGTCAGGATCGGCTTCAGAGCTGCCGTATTTCAACGGGTTGACTTGTGTCGGATCGTTTAGCTCCGTCACTATAAGGAACTCGCCATCTGTAGTCAAAAAATAACCATCGACCCAGCAAAAGTCTATAACGTTGCCAAGGTCGGGGTCGGTCACTTGTGTTAATACTGCGCCATTCCAATAGAACAAGTTACCGCCTGAAGCAATGGCCAAGCGATCGAAGGAGTAGTCAAAAACGACTTGCCCTGTACCGCCAACGTCGCCGAGCGTTGTAACTGTGCCATCGGGTGCTACAGTCACCAATTTTGAACCCATTACACGGTAACACATGCCATTCCAACTAATCCCGCCACGTGTGGTACCTGGACCAGTGCCATTGGCAATCAGGCCATCAGCGGGGCGCAAATACCCTTTGCTGATACCTTGCTCTTTTGGCACTGGCACCAGGTTGACAGGGTAGGAAGTCCGAAAGTCGGCCACCCCGTCAGTGAAGATGCCGTTGAGTACAGGGATTTGCACGATTAGCAGCCCTTGAAGCGTTGCACGCCAAATGAAACCGTCATATCATCAGCAGCCACAGCAATAGCTGCCGAGTCGTAGAAGCGGATAGTCGAACCGGCTGGGAGATACAGGTCAATCGGAATTGGTATTTGGATCATGCCGTCAATGAACGCTGTTTCACGGTAGATGCCTTGCAGGAAACCATAACTGCGTGTCAAAGATGCCGCCTGCACCGCGCCAGCCGAGATGTAGCCAACCTCGTTGCCACTTGGGTCTGTGACAGCAAAGCGAAGTTGACGGTTTCCAACATCGGCCGAGGTAGCCAACTTGACGTTGGCATACATCAACTTCCACATTTCGCCAGCAGGCACAGTAAAAGACTTGTCGCTGTCATTGGCGGCATTATCAAATACGCCATAGATTGGGGCAACGACGGTAATCCCGTCGGTGTAGTTCTCATTGGGGGCGGAACCGAATTGAAAGCGCATGATGTTCTCCTTAGTTAACCGACGCGATACCACGTCTGCATGATTGCGTCGTATTTCAGACGAAAAAAGTCGTCAGCGCCGAGCGACGTCGGTTCGCCGGTAACTGCTACAGCACCATTACCATTCACAGTCAAAGCCGTGACTTGCTGAGTGCAGTTGACTAGAACCTCTTGCTTGTCTACTGTATCGGCGACCGCTGGCAGCACAATCGTACCTGCCGCGTAACCTGCCGTGGGTGTCAAAATCAAGTGCACATTGTCACCTTCAGCAGGTGGGGCAATCGTAACACTGAAACCACTGGCTGAAGGTGCCGCGTATTGGGTCTCGAATTGTGGTAGACCAGCCGACGGAAAGGTCAGATTGTCCTGGATATATGCCAACAAGGCACTGGCAGAAACTTTACGAGCGTCACCATTACTGGTGTCGAAGATCGGAAAGTTGTCTCCGGCAGCAAGTTGGTCGACGGCTGAGAGTTGGTTGATTTGAGGCATGGCGGCTCCTTAGTTAAATTCAATTTCGCCATCCTGACCTGCAAGCAGCGGGTCAACTGGCGGGGTCAGGAAAGGGCTATCAGTCAGACGCCATGACTTGTTACCTGCTCCTGCGGGCATGGTGCCAGGCAGTTGCTGCTCCATTGGCATGGCAACTCGTGAGAGCAGGGTGTCATAGCCTAGTTTGGCTGTGGCCTTAGTGTCGGCCGAGACTGTCTTGCCAAAACTTGGCCCGAGCCGCACTGCCAGATTGGCGTAGATTGCCTCGTTGGCTGAGTCAGGCACGCCGGTCTCTGCATCCAACTCGCTGTCTTGTGGATTGCTTGGGATCGGGTAACCTAGACGGATGCCCTTGGCGTTCCATGAAGCTAGCATGGCATCGAGGCGGCGTAACGCAGATTGGAGTTGTTCAGGAGTCAGGTCGAAGACGTAAGCGGCCAACCCGATCTCGTCGAACGCCTGGGTTACGAATTGGCGCTTCGTCCAGCCCATGATCAGGCCTCCAATGTGGCAGCGATCAACTGACTGAGTTCATCGTCAGTCGTCTTCTTGCTGAACTTGATGTTGAGCTCCTTGGCTTTGGCTTCCAGCTCATCACGTGTAGGCGGTATGGTCTCATCAGCGATCGGCTCATCACGTGTAGGCGGTATGGTCTCATCAGCGATCGGCTCATCGGCAATAGTGTGTTCTTTGGCCAGGGCCTCAGGCACGGAGGCGAACCAACCTTCTTTGCGGAGTAGGTCAAACTCCTCTTTGGTATCAGCTACGCTGTGCTCGGCAGCTGACTTGTAGACCAGGCGTGGGAAGTCCATTTGCGTTCTCCTTGAAGGAGCTAGACCGAGCGAACCCGGTCTAGCAAAGTTGCTTAGGTGTTGGACAGCGAGTAGGTCACGAAGGTATCGGCCGCCGTCTTCCGGGTACGGAAGCGACCAGCCTTGCCTGCGGCTACCACCATATTACCAACTACTGTGTGGCCAGAAGCGGCCGCCGTCACGGTGAAGGCGTTGGCACCAGTCGTGATAACCGACCAATCGATGGAGTCGCCCACTGCGAAGGACGAGGAGGCATCCATCACAGCGCCAGTCGGGATCGTACCAGCTACGGCAGCTGCCGTAGTGGACGTCACGATACCACCCAGGATTGCGGCAGCAGTCACAGCGCCAGTAGCGTTCAGTGCAACAGGATCGCCCTGATACACTTCGCCCTTGCGTGCCTTGACCACGGCATCAGTACCGACTTCGTAGTAGACTGGCGCGGCACCTGCCTCAATGATGACTGTTGCTGCAGCCGAGAAGGCGGCAGTGGTGTACAGGCCGCTTGCAACCTCAGCCAGTACATCAACTGTGGAAGGCACGTTGGGATAACCAACTTCTTGTGAAAGCGTGACACTGCCTTCGCTGAAGACGGCGACCTTGTCACTGGCGGCTACGGCGACTTCGACGCGGCCATTCGGATAAACGATATTGCTCATGATGATTTCCTTTTCAGAATGTTGGTAGTAAGTGACAGGGACCTAGGTCCCTGTCAACTCACGTCTTAGGTCTGCGAGAACAGCATGATGCCGGACATCTCAGGTTGCTTGTTCACGACACCAAAGAGAGTATCGAGACGATACTTGGTCTTCATGGTGTTGATGTCGTAGAACTTCTGCCACACCAGTTCGATACCCTGATCGGTAGAGGCGCGCATCACAGCGGTACCTGCGTCGGTCGGGACGGCGTAGCGACCCGGCAGGATCTCCATTGCGTCCTTCTGCCAGAACGGGTTGGCATAAGCGGCCACCGTGTTCAGGAAGACAAGCGCGGAGTTCGCAGCCTTGGTGTTGATGACGCAGTTCTGATACTGCAGCTCGGAGTCGGTGCCACCTTGCGCCGTGATCATCGGAGGACTGATGGTCATGGTCGTGCCGGAATCGACGGACACCACACGGAAGGTCTTGAGTTGACCAGTGTCGCCCTTGGTGATGTGATGCACAGCATCGAGAGCCGCAACAGTGAAGCAGTCACCAGCCGCGACATTGGCAGTCGTAGACACGGTGATAGTCTGGTAGCGATTATCAACGTTGCTCATCTCACCAGTGGCAGCCACGCGCGTTGCAACCGGGGTGTAGTAGTTACCACCACCGTCCAGCGTACTCATGGTGATGCCTGCGCCACCAGCAGCTGCGGCGATGCGGTTGGCATAGTCGAGCTTGTAGGTGTCGAACGACGCCACCATGCCGACGTAGGCCTTCTCGTAGGCAGTGACCGGCTTACCAGTCATGGTCTGACGACCAGCCAGGTTGTTGGCCATGCCGTTGTAGTCACGAGTGGACAGAGCCAGGTAACGATCGAAGGCTTGGACGCCCTGTTCGTTCATGATGGCTTCGCACTGAGCGACGTCGTCGAAACCCGACGCAGCGGCCGTACGCTTGACCACCAAGGTGCCTTGGAGAGCAGCCACGTTCATGACGGCCACGTTGATGTCGCTGGCCAGTTTCTGCTTGGCAGCATCGCCGAGACGACCTTCTTGCAGTGCATCACGCAGCTCGGTGGCGGTCATGATCCACGGGGACGACTTGTTAAAGCCGATCGTGGCCGGAACCGACAGCTGGGTCATGTTCTGGAAGTTGGCAGTCTGATCGGTGCCATCGAACGATTGGGCAACGTAGGGCTGCGGACGCCAGATGACGTTGTTGGTGCGCTCCATCATCGTCTGGTCGGTGTTGTAGACCGCGACATTGCGGGAGAGAACCAGAGCGTCCTGGAAACCTTCCAGGATGTCTTCGAACGCTACGCGTTCTTCTTTGCTAAAGGCATTTGCCATTTTGAAGCTCCTTAATATGAGATGTGATTACTTGTCGGACTGGCGCTTCTGCCGTTTATATGCCGTGACCTTGGTGTAGTCACCGGTTTTCTCGGCCTCAGTGCGCAGTCGCTCGAGGGTTGAGTCCACACTTCCTGACGTTCCGCCGGTTCCCTGGACAGTCTTCTCAGGAGGTGGCGGTGCTTTGCGGTTGGTAACTTTCAATTGAGTCTCCAGTTTAGCTACCGCGAAAGCGAATTTCACGGGGTCTGTGATTGAGCCAAGCTCCTTCGCCTTGTTCGGGTTCTTCCCGAGCGCGTAGACGAGCAACGCAGGATTTTCCGCTCCTTGTATGACTATACCTTGTTGCGTAACACTCAGGTGGTCTTGCAGTGCCGCCTCGGCGTCATCGAAGTCCTTAACCTTGAGCTCAGTCTTAGCTGTGCCATAGGTCTCGAGCTTCTTCTTCCAAGCAGTCTGCGCAGCCTCTTCAGCATCACGTGCCTTGGCCGCAACGGTATCATGCTGCCGTTTACGGTCATGCCAAGCAGTTAGTTCCTGCTCGAACCGTTCAGCATCGTAGTCGTAATCTTCAAGAGCTGGCTTCTTACCGAGAGTGGCAGGTTTGGTCTCCGCCTCCTTGGTGGTCCTCAGCTGCTCTTCAAGTTCACGGATACGACGTTGGTCCTCACGATTCTTCTTACGTAGTTCGCGCACCCACTCAGGTGCTTGGGCCTGCTCTTCTTGAGGTGGCGGTTCCTCACCAATCGACACCACAACTTCTTCAGTGACGCTAGTATCGGCCGGTTGGTCAGTCTCCTTGGTGTCAGTGGCTTGGCCACCTTCGTCCTGGGTCGTGCCCTTCTGGTCATCTAACTCCACATCAGTCTGTTGCTCGTCGATCTTTTCTGCCTGTTTACTCATGTCATACCCCGTTCTAACTCACCCAATCGAGCGGCTGGGTGGATGCCGCGTAATCACTGCTGTGGCGCTTGAACTGCCACAACGGTGGTATCTGGTTGTGCAGGTGGTTGGGCGCCGAAGCGATCGATGACTTCCAAGGCTTGCTGTTGTTCACCTGCATCGATGTCTGCCAATGTCTTCATGGTCTTGGCCTTGGTTTCCTCCGCCTGCGCCACTGTGAGGACAGTCTTGGCCCGTGCCTGAGTAGCATTGGCTGAAGCTTCCTCAGCTGCTGCTTGCAAGTACTGCGTATTCGGATCAGGTTGTGCATTCACTTGAGCATTTGCCAACTGCTGAGCTTCTTCGTCAGTCGGAGCCACGGCGCCGAGTTTCAAGAGCTTCTTGCGGAAGAAGTCACGTACCTCACTGATGCCCTCACCTTCCATGTTCATCATGGCCATGGCCTGCAATACCTGTGTCGTCTCAGGATCCTGTGTGATGGCCATCATGCCAGTCAGGGCACGTACTGTGGCAGCTCGCTTGCTGGAACTCGATGGGCCAACCTGCACATCGACGTCGAACTTGGCGTTGGACAGGTCGTTCTCAGTCTCCATCTCGCCAGTTTCCTTGTTGACCATTGGCCGCATCAACTCAACTGTGCTCATCTCACCTTGGACACCAATGCCCTTCATCTTGCGGTTCGGCTCAACCAGTACGTCCTTGGCCATGGAGAGCCAAATCTCACCAGAACGCTTCACGGCCTTGGCCATGTTGCTCATGTAGATGAACGTCTGCATGTCCAGCTTGTTTTGGATCAACTCAACTGCTTTCCCACTAATGTTCGGTTGCATCTGCTCACCAGCTTCCTGGTTGCCAAGCAGTGCCTGCATGTCTTGGTCTGTGATCTGAAGCAGAGCTGCCATAGCCGGCGGGATCATTGGGGCCTTGGTGTAAGCAACTGGTCCACTGGTCTGCTGGTTGCCATTCAGATCCATGATGGGATTGATCAGCAAGTAAGGATAATTCTTGACGTTGTCCTCGGACCACATAACTTGGTGGCCAGCGATCTGCTCTGGCGTCAAGATGGGCTTCTCCACCGAAGAGAGTGCGCTGATTTCACCCAACTTGCTGAGTTGCATGTTCTTCAGGCGTTGGGTATCCTTGGCCAGACGTACGTGACCCATGCAGCGCTCGACGTTGTCGATGAACCAGCGCTTGCCATAGACAGGCACAATGGGGATGCAGCTGCCGGCGATATAGCCACAGTCCTCAAGCACTTTGCCACCGGATAGGATGTACTTATGTACACGGCGCTTCTTGATCTTCTTGGTGCGAACCAGTTTGCTGCCAATGGCAAAGAGTTTCTCCTCAAGGGCATCGTCGTCCTCAAAGTCCTTATCGGTGTAGCGCGACTCCTCGCCATCAAGCGATTCCCATACTTGCACCTGCTCGTTGGTCTCCTCGACTCGGTAATACTCAGCCACAAAGACGACATTCGGAGACGACCAGTCGAATTCGTATTGGTGAATCTCCTTCGGCCACGAAGATGGATCATCTCCGTACTCATCTTCGTAGGCACCTGGCGTCATGGCCGTCAGGACGAAGCACTTCTTGGCATCAGCCTTGTCTTGGCGCTTGGCCTGCAAGTCGAAGAACACGGAACTGTCTGCGTCGAAGATAGGTTCGATGCGAATGCGCTGGCGCTCATCTTCTGGGTCCTCATCATCCTCGTACGCGGTGCGCAGACGCCAAGCACCGAAGCCGCCACCAACCGCCTCCTCGAAGGCGTTATCGTAGGCCTCATCGGCCACGCTGTCCTGCTCATCAGCGCGATACAGATCGTCGCAGGAATCAGCGAGCTTGTCGTATTCCTTGCCCTCCTTGCTGACGAAGTCGACGGTGATGCGGTTGTTGCGGTACTCGTTGATAATGCGGATGACGGCCAAGTGAATCTTGTTGACCTCGAACTTCGGCTTATTCTCGAACTGGTCACCAAGTGGACCTTCCCACTGGGCACCAGCAATCGAGTAGAAGCGGCGGTCTTGCAGGCACTGCAGGCGTTCGTCGCGCAAGGCAGACTGGATCTTGTCGAACTCGACCAGAGCTTCTTGGTGGATTGCAGCCAGGCGTTCGGCTTTTGTGCGTGTCATGTTATGGTTTCCTGTTGAAATGATTGACCGTGGCCACGGGCGCAACCTGAATGTCTTTCTTCATGGTGATGGGCCACTCGTAGTCGATGCAGTAGCCGATGGCCGTAGTGATGTGCTGGTAGTCGCTATCCTCTTCGAGGAAGGTGCTACCTTTCTTGATCTGCACGGTAGCCAAGCCTTTGTGCGCGTACGGAGCCAGCTTAGGATTCACGAGCAGACTGACTTCACCCTTGGCATTGCGAATCTTGGCGCGCACGGCATTCTGCCGGTCCTTGATGGCCGGTGCTGCGTTCTTCACCTTACGCTCGACCACCCAGTTGTTGGCGCGCAGCACTTGCTCCATCTCGGTGTAGTCTGAGGCGTGACCGTGCTTCTCACCAGCTCGGCCTGCTGGGTCACCATACACAATGACCTTGCGGTTCTGATGGTTCTTGTACTTCTCCACGAACTCGAGAGCCGACTGCCTAGACGTCGCGCTGGTCAGAATGATCTCATCCAAGATCAGGAAGTCTTGGCCACGTCGCACACCGATGCCTGAGCTCATGGGCGTAAAGTTGAAGTCATGGTGCCACATCAGCTGCTCGTGTGGCTTGATCGTCTCAGTCGTGTAGTTCGCTGGGCTATAGTCCTCGTAGACGCGCCCTGAGGCCGTCTCAAAGCTTGCCTCGTACTCCTGACGATACTGGCGGGGCGACATGCGGCGCTTGGCAGCTTCGATAACGTCAGGTGGAAGGATGTCTGCTGACTTCCAGGTGTAGAGTTTCCAGTCCGGGTCGTTCGAGGTGCGTGCGTACTCAGCCATCTCGAAATAGTGGTTGAGACCATCGGGCACACCGATCAACCAGCACCAAGGACGATAGTCAGGGCGCTCTGGGTTGAAGGTATCGAGGGCTGGCGAGATGTTCTCCTGCCACGCATTTTCACGGACGTCGGCAATCTCATCGATGATACCGCCACCCCACAATACGCCTTCCATGCGCTGTGGTTGGTCGAGGCCGATGAGGCTGATCGTGCTGCCGTTGGGGAGGCGGATCTGGAGCTCTGACTCGCTGACTGAGCGGTCGCCGAGCACGGAGGTGAAGCACAGACGTTTGAGGTCCTGCCAGTAGATGCGCTTGACTTGGTCCCGAGTGGGAGCTGCAACGAAGTACGGCATCGGGTCCCGCATCGCTTCACGTACGACAAAGCGCTTGGCGCGTTCGGTCTTGCCAGACCGGCGACCAGCTGGCACCACCTTGAAGCGCACTTGATCATTGACCAGTTCTGCTTGCACAGGATGCTCAGTCAGTGGGTACCAACGAGCAACATCCTTTTGGTGGGCGAGCGCGACTGTCATACTGGCAGCTTCTCCGCGATGTCCTTCAACGTGTTGGCTACAGCGTCAGAGTTGCTGTTGACGGAGACCGTCTGCACAGCGAGCTTGGGGGCATAGAACGGAGCCGCCGCTTTCGCAGCATCAAGGCGCGTGGGGAAGTCAGCGTAAACTTCTTCAGTGATGAGTTCACGACCCTTCTCCTTGCCGTTCTTGTCGTACACAATCTTCCACCTTTTGTGTTCGATGCCTTCACCGCGGCTGACCTTCAACAACCACTCATGGGGAAGCAATCCAGTTTCCATGGCAGCTTCACGGGCTTTGGCCGTCACTTTCGCAAGCGTGCCCTTTTTACGCCCTGCTCCTGGTCGAGCACCACCAACCGCCATATTCCAATCTCCACATGTGGTTTCCTGAATGCGTTTCAGGGATGGACGGATCATAAACTGAATCCCATCGTGTGTAAACCGGCATACCACGATCCGGACGCCGCGTACACTTATGGGAGCAAACTACACAACGGCGCCGGCGTAGCGCATATTGTAGCGAAATGTGGTGCCTAAGTTGTTGATTCTATTAGGGGCTGCTACTAGCTACATGCTACAGATTCTATTCTTCCGTCTCTTCTAGAGAGAGAGAGTAGATAATATCCTTTATAATAGAGAGATTCTAGTATAGGAACCGGCTGTAGTGTGTAGCATTCTGTAGCGGGTCCTTAGTTACCACATAATCTGTTTACTAGTTACTTTACACATACTAGAATGGCAACGCCGTCAACCACTTAGGAGCATAATCATGGAACAAATTCCAACACCGGTTCAAGCACTGTCACAAATTGTGGAAGCGCTTGGCCCAAAGAAGCGCGAAGCTTTGCAGCTTGCAATCAAATCTCTTCAACTAATTGTGGAGCCCAAACAATCATCAGGGCCAGGATCTTTTTGGGCAGATCCAGAACGAGGGGCCAGGGCGCGCGAAGCAATGAAGGCGTCTTGGGCGGCCAGAAAGCCAGACATGCAAGTCACATGGCGGACAAGTGGAGAGCAACGAATAGTAAAGGGCTACGACGAACTGCCAAAATTAGTTGGCAGAGCCGAGATGACGATCCGCATTGCTATCTCAAAGGGAAGAGGCGTAGCCTATTTCATGCACAACGACGACGTCATCACGGTTCAACGTCTCTAACCACCTGTTTACAAGACAGTTCGCGCGAACTATAGTCCTCTCGTCCGCTCGACTCGCCGTGTCTCCTTAAAGCGCCTAGCGCTCGGGTCCCACGTCATCATCCCTCAGCAAGATGGCCGTCGAGCGGACACCTTTACTTGCGGCTGAGCGCAAGATGCGAAGAGGCTAGCTGCTGAGGGTAGCCATAAGATGACAGTTGTGAAGGGGAACCCGAATTGGCAACACGATCCAAGAAGACGGCGTCAACCGCCGACCAGAAAGCGCTCGCCCTAGGCGAGGCCAAACTGAATACCTCCGGACTCACACTCAACGATGCTAAGCAACTCGGCATCACATGCCTCGGCGCCATCGCCGTCAGCAACCTGCATCCTGCCTTCAAGCCGCTTTGCAGCTTGCGCCTCGATTACCTCGATCATCACGGCCACCCACTGCCTGACTGGCCAGGAGCCAAGCCCTTCTATCGGCTTCGCTACTTAGAAACCCCGACCGACTTTTCTGCAATGACTGAGAAGAAGCAGGTCCGCTACGTGCAGGAGCCGAACACCGCGCCCGTTGCCTACTATCCAGGCAACCAAGACTGGACGAAGATTGTTGGCGACACCGACAAGCCGCTGATTCTCACCGAGGGTGAACTCAAGGCAGCCAAGGCCTGTAAGGAGGGCTTCCCTACCATCGGTCTGGGTGGCGTGTACAACTGGCGCAGCCATAAGCTGGGATTGACCTGGTTGCCGAGCCTCGACCCCGTGCAGTGGGTGAAGCGCAACGTCTACATCTGCTTCGACTCGGATTACACCTCAAACCCCATGGTCTGCTCGGCACTCAGGGAGCTAGCTGAGGAGCTCCATCGTCGCGGCGCGTTCGTGCACCTGATCAGCCTGCCGCAGCTGCACGGCCTCGAGAAGGTAGGTCTCGACGACTTCCTCGTGCATGCTGGGCCGTCCGCTGTCGAGATGTTCCGCCAGCTGCTGGCTGAGGCTGAGCCACTGGGGCTGACGAAGCCGCTTTGGAGTCTCAATGAGAAGTACGTCTATGTGCAGGACCCCGGCCTGATCGTGGACCAGGGTACGCGGTTCAAAGCAAGCCCATCTGCATTCAAGGAGCACCTGCAGGCGCCGCTCAACTATCAGGAGCGTGGACTGAAGCCCGATGGTTCCATCTCCTTCAAGACCGTCTCAGCAGCTGCTGCCTGGCTCAAGTGGCCACTCCGCACGGAGGTCACGAAGCTCACGTACCAACCAGGTGCTGAGCGCTTCGTGCAGGAGCCGCGCCCCATGTTCAACATCTGGCCAGGCTGGGGTATTCAGCCGATCGAGGACGATGTGTCCCCGTTCTTGGAGCTGGTCAAGCACATCTTCACGAATGTCGAGCCGGAGGCCATGCAGTGGTTCTTGCGCTGGTGTGCCTACCCGCTTCAGCATCCAGGGACGAAGTTGTTCAGCTCCTCAGTCCTGCACGGCATTCGGCACGGCACCGGCAAGTCACTGATCGGCTACACGCTGGGCCGGATCTATGGACAGAACTTCACTGAGATTAGTCAGATGGACCTGCATAACAGCTTCAATGAGTGGGCTGAGGGCAAGCAGTTCGTCATGGGGGACGACGTGACTGGGTCGAACAAGCGGGCCGACGCCGACTTTCTCAAGAAGCTCATCACGCAGCGAGAGCTCCGAGTCAATGGCAAGTACGTGCCCACGTACGTCGTGCCTGACTGCATCAACTACTTCTTCACGGCCAACCACCCAGACAGCTTCTTCCTGGAAGACGATGACCGCCGCTTCTTCATCCACGAGGTGCGAGTCGGGCCGATGGACGAGGAGTTCTACATGAACTACGACCTGTGGCTGGACACCGGTGGCTCAGCGGCTGTGTTCCATTACCTGCTGAACCTAGACCTTGGCGACTTCAATCCGGCAGCACCTGCCTTCAGGACAGCGGCCAAGGAGCGCATGATCGCGAACGTGCAGTCCGACCTGGCCGGCTGGGTGCGCCAGCTCATGGCGACTCCGGACTACGTGCTGCGGGTTGGTGAGGTGCCGGTTACCAAGGAGCTGTTTACCTCGAAGGAGCTGCTGCAGTTCTACGATCCGTCAGGGAAGACAGGGACTACAGCCAACGGTCTGGGCCGCGAGCTGGCACGGGCTGGGCTCCATCAGATCTGCAACGGCAAGCCGATTCGCTTGACCGATGGGTCCCAGGGTCGCTACTACGCTGTGCGGAACCTTGACCACTGGGCAATGAAGGGGACTCCTCAAACTGCGGTTCAGCACCTTGAGAGTTGGGGTATGAAGCAGACCGGTAAAAAAGTTGCAAAATATTGAAAATAGGTGTTTACAACTCAGCAAGTCCACACTAGAATCTAATCACGGTCAACGCTCGACCGGACTTGCTGAGGAGATTCAAATGGCACACGCAACCAAACAGTTCTTCGCCACGCGCAACGGCAAACACGGCGCCACAATCGTAACAACGCGCACCGGCGTAAAGGCCGCGCTGATTGGCAATTTTAAAGGCGAGGGATTCCGCGTCATCAGTCTTCACAACCGTGAAGAACTTGCCCGGCCAGAGGACGTCGCGAATAGTGACTTCACTGACATTCAGATCGCCTATCCAATCTAAACCAAGGCCCGGGAAACCGGGCCGCTCTAACCTTGCTGAGGAGATTCAAAATGAGTGAAGTGAAACGTTGGCTAAGCCCAGTTCCTGGGTTCTGCGAAGTTTGTGACGGTCCAATCCATGAAGTGTTCTACGACGCCAAGACTGTCCAAGGTCCTTGGGCTTGTATGTGCAAGACCTGTTTCACACTTGGCCCAGGTATTGGCAAGCTCGGTTCCGGTCTTGGACAGGAGTACACCGAACAGGGACATCATTGGATTAAGACCGGCGGATAAATATTAGCCAAATAATTGAAACCACATATTTACTATAGTCCGCTTGGACTGTATTATCTAACCTGCTGAGGGACAAGCCCGAAGCTCACTCAACCACCTGAAGGAGTTCAACATGAGTAAGTTGCTCGAAGATCCGAAAGTCGCCGCCCTCGTCGAAAAGACCGAGAAGAATGCCACCAAAGCTGAAACCAAGCGTGTCCTGTCCATCATCAAGGACTGCAAGGAAGCCAACAAGGTCGAAGAAAACAAGGCCACCAAGAAGGTTGTGGCTGACCTGCTCAAGGCCCTGGAAGCCGGCATCAAGGAAGCTGCATAAGCAAGCTGTCCAATGGATAGGAGACTTCGGTCTCCTTTCTTTTCACCTCAATGTAAGCAAGGAGTTTCACATGCGTTGTTATCTCGTAACAGGACCCGGTGCTAAGCGCTACGGCAGCACCCAAGCCGATGCTCGCAACAAGCGGGAAGAACTGGTCGAGCTGATCGGCTGCAAGAAGAAGGACGTCGAGATTGAGGAGGTTGAAGTGCCTGTGTCCAAGGCTGATCTGCTCGAGTTCATCAATGGTTTGTGCGCCGAGTCCGATAAGGTAGAAGCAGAATGAGCCAAGTCCGTCTGATCGCATTCACCCAGCCGTTGGAGCTGGAAGGCGTGCAGACGGGCGAGGAGCTGGTTGCCTACTGCGCTCGGGTCTCGAACCCGGGCAACCAAGCCAACCACGAGACTGCTCCACGTCTGCTGAACTACCTAGTCCGCAACCAACACTGGTCTCCCTTTGAGATGGCCCATGCGGTCATCGAGATTACCACGACCCGCGACATCGCTCGACAGATCCTGCGCCACCGTAGTTTCTCCTTCCAAGAGTTCAGTCAGCGCTACGCCGAGGTCGATGCTGAACCGATACTACGTGAGGCTAGGATGCAGGATGCTAAGAACCGCCAAGCAAGCATCGATGTGAATGACACAGATCTGCAAGCGTCTC